AACCACTAACATAAAAATTACAAACGATGGCTAACATACTTCAACAAATAGGAACAACTGTTAAGTCGAAGTTGGACGAAAAGGTAAACAAGACGGACGCAGTTACAGACTTCTTAAAGTCTATACTGGGCTTCCCTCAAGAGACCGTCTCCCCTTCAGTAGACACAGCTGCAAACATAACGGCTAGAACTAGCGACGACACAGGTACGATCATGTACGGAAGCGATTCTACAAAGCTTTACGTATTTGACGGTAGTGACTGGCAAATCTTTAACAACAGCTAATAAGATATGAGTGATATTACAGTAATAAACGACAGCGAGCAATCTTCGCTAGTAACTAACGGACTTGCTAAGAATGGTGAGTTGTATTTAAAAGCAGCAGGTAGTACCGATGCAGGTGCTGTCATAGTATACGATAGCGGAGCTTGGAGGACATTTGCTAATGAAGGGGGTGCTTTTAGTAATGCGTATAGCGTAGAACTTGATGGTAGTAATGATTATATCAATATTCCTCACGATTCTTCATTAACTATAGCCGGTGATTTAAGTATAAGTGCTTGGGTTTATCGAGATAGTACAGCTACAGACTTTTGGTCGATTATTACTAAAAGGGGAAGTACAGCATCTAATACTACATATCAATTTTATTTAGATAGAATTTCAAGTGGGGGAATGCTTCGTTTTTATAATGGTAGCAGTGCTAATTCACCTTCAGGGGGTACAAATGTACCTACCAATCAATGGGCACACGTAGCTATTACAATAGATAGCGGAGTTTCTAACGGCACTAAGTGGTATGTAAATGGCACAGCAGAATCAAGTACTAACACTTTTACTATTAATAAATCGAACACAGATGATGTAACTATAGGTCGACTAGGTTCTACAAGTAGTTATTACAGTAAAGGTAAAATTGACGAAGTCGGACTGTTTAGTTCAGTTTTATCTGCTTCTGACATTACCGATATATATAACTCAGGAGTACCAGCAGACCTTACTTCTTATTCGCCTGTTGGTTGGTGGAGGATGGGAGATGATGACAGTGGGACAGGTACCACCGTAACAGACCAAGGGAGCGGAAGTAATGACGGTACACTCACTAACGGACCTACCTTCTCTTCAAGCGTACCTTCCTAACACTTAATAATTATGAGCGATAGACAATATGTTATAATAAACGCTTCTGATGTTTCATCCGTTAACTTTGACGATGTACTTGAGACTTCAGGAGATACACTAAGATACAATGTAGCGGGGGATGAAACCTTTGTTAAATACGAAGGGCCTAAACCTCGCTGCTTGTACGGTAAAGACACACTGAGTCACTCAGCTATGCTTACTGTATTATCAGGAGAAGCTTGGACCGCACCAGAGGAGGAACTATAAGACATGGCTAAACTAGACTTAATTACATCATCCACCCGTCCCGCTTCACCAGCTGCTGGTAAAGCATACTTTGAGACGGACACTAATAAAGTTATCATTTGGGACGGTTCTGCTTGGACAGAGATTGTTTCAGACGGTACTGCTTAACACATTGATTTTTTTATAATCACTAACTAAACACATACTAATATGCCAGATACATCATCCATATTCTATCAAATCGGTCAGTCGACTAAATCTGCTATTGCAGCAGAAGAAACAAGAGCAGTAGCCGCTGAGGCTACTCTCCAGTCGAACATCACTGCTGAAGCTTCTAGCCGTGCAAGTGCCGATTCGACCCTTCAAGCTAACATCGACAGTGAGGCTTCAAGCCGCTCGTCCGCTGACTCTACCTTACAAGGTAATATTGACAGTGAAGCAAGCAGCAGAGCATCCGCTGACTCCGCTATTCAGTCCGAACTTGACGCTACTCAAAGTGGTGCTGGTCTTGGTGCTGGTGGTTCATACTCCGCTAACTCCTCCACTAACTACATTACTTCGGTAAGTTCATTAGTTGGAGCCGACGAAGCTCTTGACGGACAAATCAAAACTAACGCTGACGCTATCGCTTCTGAAGCTAGCTCACGTGCCTCTGCTGATTCCGCTTTACAAGCTGAGATTGACGCTGAAGAAACAGCTCGTGCATCCGCCGATACAACTCTTCAAAGCAACATCACAAGTGAAGCTTCCACAAGAGCCAGTGCTGATACTACCCTCCAAAGCAACATTGATGCTGAAGAGACTGCACGTCAATCTGCTGACTCCACACTTCAAACAAACATATCTGACGAAGCAACTGCTAGAGCATCCGCTGATACAACCTTACAAGGAAATATCGACGCTGAAGAAACTGCTCGTATTGCTGCTGTTAGTGGTGAAGCTACTGCCCGTGCATCTGCTGACACTACTCTTCAGTCTAACATTACTGCTGAAGCTTCGACTGCCCGTGCTGCTGAGTCTGCTCTTGATACTGCCAAAGCTAACCTTAGTGGAGCTTCCTTCACTGGAGATGTAAGCGGAACTAATCTTGTACTTAGCGGTAACTTAACTGTTCAAGGTACAACTACCTCCATCGAAACAACCAACTCCCAAGTTACTGACGCTATCATGCTTCTTAATGACGGAGCTGCTGGCGGAGCTAACAACGGTAACGACGCTGGTTTCATCATTGAGCGTGGTTCTTCCGACGACGGAAACATCGCTGTTGTATACGACGAAGGTGACGACAAGTTCGCTTTCTACAAAACCTCAGCCGGTGCTACTTCTACTGACATCAGTGGAGACGACTCATCTGCTTCCTTGATCGACGTTAAAGCAAACGACGTTGTTCTTGGAGACGGTAACAACCTTGGATCATTAGCTGACTTCACAGCTGCAATGGCCTAATTTAATTAATAACACCTAATGAGTACGAAAGAGAAAAAAGTTGATATGTCATCTATATCTTTTCGTCTCAAACGGTCACAGAAGAAGGATGTGGCTGGCATCGCTAATAAACTCGGTGTCAGCTCATCCGCTCTTTTGAACACATGGATCACTAGGATACTCAATAATATGAACGGACTAGGTGATCACAGTGAAGAAATACCGAGAGATAATTAAAAGGATAAGTTTACTCATATCATACATTAAAGGGGTGGTTCTTAGGAGCCGCCTCTTTTTGTTTACAAAGATAACAAGCTTTATTACTATAACACTATGCTCAGTCATAAAGAGGGAAGTAAACTGCACGACAAGATTGCAGACGCATATAGGAACAGTATAGATATGATGGACGAACACGGAGAGTACAACGCTGCTCTACTTAACGGTGCTCGTCAGTTCCTGAAGGATAACAATGTTACTATGGACAGTGGCTTAGGAACACCCTTACAAGCGTTAAACAGTCAGATAGACGCATTACCATTTGAAGAAGAACAACATCGAGATACCGCCCAAGCTCAAGGACTTTAGAAACTTTCTATACCTAGTTTGGAAACACCTTAATCTACCAGATCCTACACCGCTTCAATACGATATAGCGGAGTATATGCAACACGGTCCGAAGAGATCGTTAATCATGGCGTTCCGTGGTGTAGGTAAGTCCTGGGTATGTAGTGCGTATGTAGTACATCAACTACTGCTAGACCCATCTAAGAATATACTTGTTGTATCTGCCAGTAAGAATAGATCGGATGACTTCTCTACATTTACTCTACGTATCATTCAAGAGATTCCTATTCTTCAAGGATTAAAGCCATCAGAGAACCAACGCTTCAGTAAGATAGCTTTTGATGTAGGCCCTGCTCCGGCAGCTCACGCTCCCTCCGTTAAGTCATTAGGTATAACATCACAGCTTACAGGTTCTCGTGCTGATATAATCGTAGCAGACGACGTAGAAGTCCCTAACAACTCAGCTACACAAGGTATGCGTGACAAGCTAGACGAACAAGTAAAAGAGTTTGAAGCTATCCTTAAACCCTTAGACACCTCTCGTATCCTCTTCTTAGGTACTCCACAGTGTGAAGACTCTATCTATAACAAACTACGAGAAAGAGGCTACAACGCTCGTATATGGCCTTCTGAGTATCCTAACGCTAAAGAAGCTGCTTACAACTATGCTGGCGATCTAGCACCCCTTCTAGCGGACGCTATAGACGAAGACACTGTAGGTACTACAACAGAACCTCTTAGATTCTCTGACTTAGACTTAGAAGAACGTAAGATGTCCTACGGACGTACAGGATATGCTCTACAGTTCATGCTTAATCCTAAGCTATCAGATGCTGATCGATACCCATTAAAGATTAACGATCTTATTATAATGGATGTAGATGTAGACTTAGCTCCTGAAAAAGTAGTGTGGTCTAGTGACGACGATAACACAGATAGAGAACTACCTAATGTAGGACTCAGTGGAGACCGCTATAGACGACCTTCTAATACTGTAGGTGATATGATACCTTATACCGGTTCTGTACTCTCTATCGATCCCTCTGGACGTGGTAAGGATGAAACAGGTTATGCAGTAGTTAAAATGCTTAACGGTCAACTATACGTTCCCGATGCTGGAGGTATAAAAGGTGGATACGACGAAAAGACGTTAAAGCATCTGGTCGCTATAGCTAAAGATAACAAAGTTAATAAAGTAGTTATAGAGTCTAACTTTGGTGACGGTATGTTTATGGAGCTTATAAAGCCGCTATTTAGAACAAGCTATCCAGTAACTATAGAAGAGGTACGTCATAACAAACAAAAGGAACTTCGTATAGTAGATACTTTAGAACCAGTTCTTAATAGCCATCGCTTAATCATAGACCCTTCTGTTATAACATATGATTATAAATCAGCTCTTACCTATCCTATAGAACAACAAACTAGATATATGCTGATGTATCAATTATCTAGAATAACAAGAGATAGAGGTAGCTTAGTTCATGATGACCGTCTAGATGCTCTATCTATAGCTATAGCTTATTGGGTAGAACAAATGGCTAATGATGTAGATCAAAGTATGTTAGATCGTAAACAAGAACTACTACATAAAGAACTTCAAACGTTTACTGATAGCTTCCATAAGACTAATAACAAAGTTGTAGCTAACCTTTGGATGTGAGTCGCTCTACTGTTGTAGACACACCTATCCTTAAAAACGTGCGTTATAACGAAACCTTCAATACTTAAAACGTATAAAGCTATAAGAGGTAACGATTGAAAGAAACAAGTAGCTATAGTAGCTTTACCGTTAACACTGTACTTACGCATGTGCTTTTACGCTTAAAGAGGACGAGCTAATGAACCTTATATATATAGCTATAGCTTATGAAACATCTAACAAAACGTTGTACTTACGCCTTTACTTACGTAGTATTAATTATAACGATCTCAAGCCGAAGGAAAATTGTCAACCCTCAAAGTTAAATCACTAAGTAAAAAAGTATAATACTTATAACCTAGTACATCGTCTCAACTTTTGTTATAGTACAGTCGTTATGGATATAAACGAACAGACAGACACTTTTCAATACGAGCTATTCAAACTTATACATAGGTTCAAGAATGAATACGATCTTAACGATTATACGATAGCGGGTAGCCTGGACTTCGCTAAACTGTCTGTACTGACTGAGACAGATGATGTTATCTTTACAGGGGACGATATAGTAGAAGACGATCTAGACGACCTATCGCCGATGTTCTAAATCCAGAAGACTGACTCCCAGGCGTACACCGGGAAGGACGGAGGAGGCTCCGCTATAGGTATAGGATCACATTCAGTAAAGGTTGCTATTAACATATACGTATAACGTAGCACAAACGACACACATTAGGCGAAAGGTTTGATCGAAAAAATCTGAGGGGCTTACGTTATATACGCCCGCGTTAATTACCCCCGCGTGTACCCGCAAGATTCTTATAGGGGAGGGGGTATTGATTCGCACTATAGCCATTATGTCTAATACTAAGTACTTGATAGACAGCAACTTAGTGTTATTCGACTCCAGAATTGACGATCAAACAGTGATATACAGGTGTATAGCAAGTCGTCTAATATCTATGTACTTAGTTTATTTAGTGTAAGTGTGATCTTGTCGTTATTATTTTCGTTAATGCAAGTAAGTTGCGTTTAGTCTTGTATGTCTTTTTCGCTTTCTTGGTTCGCCAAACGATCACAAACGATCATCTAACTGCTTTAAACGATCAATAACGCTCACTTTATCGCTAAAGCTCTAATCGTCTTTACTCAATACTTTCGATAAAGCCTCCAATCGATCATCACTGCTTTTCCGGTACTACCTACCCAAATCCGCTTAGGTATCGCAATCTACTCAAATCAATCTCGCCAAGTCTAACAACATCAACAACTTACAGCAATACTCAACGATCGAAAAGACTTCATCAACCAAGCTGTAGACCGCTTAGGTATCATGATTGCACTTTTTTATTTGCTTTTATTTGGAAGCTTGGCACTGTGGGAAAGCATGAATAAACCACACCTTACAGAACCTCAAAAGACTCTACTTAAAGAAGCTTTCCAAGCTATTACTGATCATTGCAAAGACACAAACAATCCAGACATTGACAATCATAAAAAGGAATTAAATCGTTTGATTAACTTCCACATTCGACATGGTGAACCTTTAGAGCGTTCAGTTGATGATTCTTACTGGGCTGTTATAGAAGCCATCGATGTAGAAAATCAACTTGCTCTGGAAGTTTAAACAACCAACCAAAACCAAAAATACCTATACAAAATGAATCAACAAATCGAAAAACTCTGGGACTTAATCGTCAACTATGAACTAACTAGCGAGCAGTCCTTGCAACTTGTAACTCGCTTAAACGGCTACACCTTGGAAACTATGGAGGATGTATTGTACGCATTAACTGGATATCACTCCTATGAGCAATTCATGGAAAACCAAAGATAAGACTATGAAACTAAATTTATTTACTTGGGATACGTGCCTTGACTTCGTGCAAATTGCTTACAAGTCCGAAGATTTAAACAGAAACGAGATTGTGTTATTTGACGCAAACCCATTAAGACTTGCCATTAATTTACAAGCTATGCTAGGCGAGAAGGCTTTGACATGGTCAAAAGCTCAAAAGCTTGCGGATAAAATAGTATCAAATCCAAACCTAATCGCCTAATCAATAACAATCAATAAAACCACTATGAATGACACCAAACAATCTAAACTCGATTCCATCAATAAACTTAAACAAAACATCAACTATTCGCTAACAACTAAAGATTTTGAAAATTTAGGTTTTAGCTTTGAATCTTTTCTAAGATACGGGCAAGTCAAAGATCAAAATAAAATCATTCAATTCCATAAAGTACTCATCAAACAATACTCATGAACGATCAAAACTCAAAACTAGATCGCATCATCGGCAACTCCTTCCCGCTTTTATATCTGGGGGGTTGGGCTTTGATCGTCCTTTGCATCATTTTCTCATAATTAATCCTTACCTACCTACAAATAAAATTATTAATCAAAAGTTGTAAAAATGACTCACAACGCATCTTGTGCATAACAAATAAAAAACAAATTTAAATATGAAAATATACCAAGTAAGTTATATAGACTATGAGGCAAACATCTGTACCCAATCGTTTCCAAGCATAGTTAAAGCTAAGAAATGGATTAGAGAAAACAAGGATGATTGCGAACAAGTCTTTGAGAATATTGAAACGATTGAGATTGAAAGACTAACCAAGGAAACCTTATTCCAGTTACTAAATAGATAAACCAAATGAAAATACAAGACATTATTGACGCTCTAGAAAACGACAGAGATTCCGAGGAAATTATAATGACAGCCTTACAATGCAAAGAAGAACTCCCAGAGATTAATTATTTTAAGGCTTTTATTTATCAGCAAATCACAAAAGGGGAGCTGTTGGAAGTACTAGAAAAGCATTCAGTGAGCAAAGCGACTGAATGCGTTGGAGCGTAGCGACATGAAAATAGAACAACCAAGCGACAACTCTCTTTATGTCACTATCGGCAACTTTACTTACTACTTTGACGACTCAATAGATGGTGAGAACATCGTTGCAAGGTGGCATTTAGATGACGAAGAAACCGACACCAAGGAAGATTTACAAATAGACGACAAACTAATATCAAAATGTCAGTAACCTACTACCTAACCGATCATAACGGTAATCAAATAGCGTTCTTCTATCGAGTCGATAACGAGCGATACAACACCGTCCCAAGTATTCTTTGGGCGTGTCGTCAATACCCTCAGTTCCAAGGAACGGCCAGTAGCAAGGGCGATTTCATAGAGCAAGCCAAGCAAACCCTCAAAGAAATCAAGAAGCTAAGTGTACCTGTCCGTAAAGTTTGTAAGGACTGCGATATAAGCTTGCAAGGCATGGAGAACGAAGGCACAACTTGTAACGATCACAACTTTAACCGATAAAAACCAATACCTAAAATGAATATATCTGAAAAAACCAAAGAGAGTATTGCCTCTTATGCAAAAATGCATGTCAAAAGAGTAACCGAGAATCCCGATGTCGAGACCGATGCGGATAACTTTGATTACTGGAACACCACGCAA